CGTTTACTGCCAGCCAGAATGCGGCAATTGCACCTGTAAACACCGCACCTTGGGCGGCGAATGTTCTCACCCTCTTTCGTCCAGCCATCACTCTCCTTCTCCTTGTCCTAGTTACCATTGTCTTCTTCAATGTTCCAGATTTTGAACAAGCCGACATGGTGGACGAGGTGCAATTTGCAGCCTTCAATTGTGTGGGCTGGTGGTTTGGCGATAGGATGACCCGCAAAAAATGAACGAGCACAAAGACCTCATGGAAGTGGCCAAGCTCTGGAAAGAAACCGGATGGCTGACTGCGGTCATCGGCGGCGCTGGCATGGTTGCTCGCCTACTAGCCAACCCGATCCAAGGGACGATCTGGGACAGCGTGCGGCGCGTCATCATGGCGGCCATCGTCTCGACGCTCGCATGGTTCATCGTTGAGCAAATCGAGGTTAGCTCACTCGTGAAGGCCGTGACCTACGGCGTCGCCGGATTGCTCGCGCCGGAAATCATCGACGGCATCACGACGCTGGCAAAAAAGTATTCCAAGAACCCGGGCAAGCTGCTCAAGAAATAATGAATCCGAAGCTGATTACCGCTGCGCTCGCCGCGACCGTCGTTTGTTTCGCAGGCGTCGGATGGCTGACAGTAAAATCGGTCTCGAAGCACATCGCGGCGAGCGACAAAGAATTTGCCCTGACGAGCAACGTGCTCAGTCCGCTTTTCGACATTTACGGGCTGGCGATTGTGGACGGTCAGGCAAAGGCGAGCAAGGGACTGATCGACGCAAAAGAGTTTTGCGACTCGCTAACTAAGCTGGAAGCAGAAGCCGAAAAGCTAATTACTGAGTTTGGACAACCTCCTGAGTTAGTTTCCCAACATAAGCTCGTTAAAGCCTATTTAAAAAAAGCGCGGGCAGCCTGTGATAGTGGCCAAATAGACGTGCTCAATTCTTCGGCTATGACTGCTGAACTCTATGGTGTGATTGAACCTATGACTGCGCTCATCAATAAATTCTTGTCCAAAAACCTAGCTATTTCCCGTAAATACAAAGACGAGGCGGACTCCGCGCTTCTTACGTTTGAACGCTTTGCATCCGTAGCTGCTGGGCTTGGCATTGTGTTTGCCGTCGCTCCGTGGATTAAATCAAAGGAAAAGCCAGTTGTTGTAAGCAGGCCTAAAACCTCTAGGAAAAAGACTAAAGGCAAGCCCTAGAACCCTGTTTCCTTGCGATTTAAGACCATTTAACGTATGAACCCACGCAATCTACCCTGTAACAGCCCTAGGCGGGACATTAGCGGCGGCAAGAAGTCCGTAGTCCGCGCCTGTGCCAATGGTAAGTCCAAAGTCATACGCTTTGGGGACGCTAATATGTCCATCAAGAAGAACCAACCTAGCCGGAAAGCCTCCTATTGTGCCCGTTCCGGCGGCATTAAAGGCACCTCCAACAAACTATCGGCAAATTACTGGAGTCGAAAAGCATGGTCGTGCTAATATCTTTTTATGAAAAACGAAAACTACAAGTCACGCAAGCAGATGATTAAGCACGAAAAGAAAGAGAACAAGAAGAAGGACTATGACGGTTTTGGCAAAGCGGCCTACGGCAAACGTAAGTCCTGTTCCTAATTGTGCTAAGGCACAGTAGGGTATGATAGGCCAATGGCTCGTTATAACACTTTTGGCGAAAAAGACAGTCAGTTTAATGATGAGGTGGACATTGGATTCTCACGAATCAATGCCCGGTTGCGCCCCGATCAATTAAAGTCTGGCGAGCTGGCTGTGTCCATCAATGGACGCATGGACATTGACGGTGCTTGGCAACCACGAAAAGGGTCCAATGCTTTTGGGCCTCAGCTTGGTAATAGCGGCGAAGCGTTGATTGTTCCGTTCTACGTCTGGACCAACCGCACTATTAGTAGCGCAACTCGCAGCACAACGACGGTTACAATTACAACCTCCGTTGCACATGGATTTATTACAGGCACGCAAGTGGGTATCGCTGGGCTTACTGGAACTGTTGACCCCAATGGCAATCGCACAATCACTGTAACGGGTTCAACCACATTTACATTCACCATTACGGGTGCTACGGGCAGCGAAACCTATTCAATTGGTGGCAGTAACTTTGCCGGGGCTCCTCTTCTGAGCAGCAACATCAACAATGCCTACGGCTCTTGCTTGTTCTCCGACCCCTCGGATGACAATGACGAATACTTCATTTTGGCCCTTAATTCTAGGGCCATTGCGGTTAATTGCGCGACAGCAGCTACAACTAACATAGCCTATCCATCCGGCATCACCATAACGGATGACGTTGAAATGATTCAGGCGTTTAACAAGGTGTTCATCTTCAGAGATGGACTTACAGCCCTATCTTGGAACGGCGTTGTTACTGGTAGCCCAGCCTTTGTTAAGGTAGCAAACGGCACCTATGCCAACACAACGTATTATGATGCTAACAATAATACGGTGATAACAGATGGTGTTGTGACTGTAAGCGAGACTGCCCACGGTCTTTCTGTTGGTAGGCAGATTTTTGTGGTGGATAATGGCACAACCCCTTTAGTGGAAAACGGAGTTGGTTACACCATTGCGTCTGTGCCTAACGCCAATACGTTTACCTTTTTTGCCCAAGTTGCAGATCACTCAAGCCACAAAGTTATTTATTCGGTGGCTCAGTCACAGGGGATTGGATTTGTTCATATGCCAGCTCCTCCGTGGGGAGTCTATCACCAACGTCGCATCATTGCCCCCTACTACTACACCTCTACGGGAACATCTGGCAGTGAAACAATTACTAGCCGCAACGTAAGGGATGAGTTGATATTTTCCGACATTTTTGATTCAGACACCTATGACCAAATTCAGAATCAGTTCAAGGTTACGGCTGGCATTGCTGACTATTTGCAATATGTCCACCCGTTCACCGACGACAATGCTGTGGTTCTCAATCGCAATAGCATTCATCTTCTTAGCGGGCTATCGGGTAGCCTGACGGACATTACGCTCAAAGAAATTACACGCGAAGCTGGGCTTGTGGCTCGTCGTTCCGTTGTAACCATTGCCAATCAAATTTTCTTCCTTTCAGACAACGGTGTTTACGCAACAGCCTTCGGCGACCTCTATAATCTTCGCGGAGCAGGACTACCCTTGTCTGACCCAATTGACCCCATCATTCGCCAAATCAACAAGGAGTATGCCGATAAGTCGGTAGCCATCTACCACAACAATCGCTACTACATTGCCGTCCCGTTAAACGCATCTATCTACAACAACGCCATATTGGTTTACAACTTACTCAATCAAGGTTGGGAAAGTATTGATTTGATTGAACAGGAAGGCTGGGACGTAGCCAACTTCATTACCTCTAGTGCTGGTGGCGTTAATAGACTCTTTGCCATTAACCGATTTGGCGGCATCAATGAGGTGGAGTCCCGCGTTGATGACGTAGATAACATCTACACGTTCCCCGGCCTCCCATCCAAATTCTTCCACGTTGAATCGGAAGCGTTAACCCGTGAGTTTACATTCCAGAGCCCAGAACGTAAGAAGTTTAACAGCTTTGAAATCCATACGGAATCTAGTGAAACCAACAACTCTGATGCCCTAATTGAAGGTGTGTCTGAGAATTTGGATAGTGAATTTGAGCTTGGCACCGTATCTGGCATTCTTGGTGAAGTCCTTGCCGTTGGTGAAGACGCATCCCTGCGTGGTAGAATCGGCAACATTCGGGCTTACGGAATGCAACTTAGATATACTCCGACTGCTGGACGACCCAAGTTGCGCTTAGTAAAGCTCACAGCATCACCCACCTTCAGAGCGTTAACACAAGCCTCATAACATGGCAATTCTATCCAAAGGAGCAACGATTGTTGCCGACACGCAAGTTAGTGCAACCAACCTAAATAACTTGGTGGATGCAGCTACGTTTGTATCTGGTGCGGTTGACGGCACTACTACTCAGCTTTCCAGTGGAGCCATCATTGTTAAGGACGGTGGTATTACCCCGGCAAAAATAAGCACGGGTGGCCCTAGCTGGACAAGCGGTGGAACGGTGTCTGCCACAGCGTTTTCTGGCCCTCTTACGGGAGCTGTAACGGGTAATGTAACGGGTAACTCTTCAACGGCAACGGCTTTTGCAACTGCGCGAACCATCTCAATTACTGGTGATCTCGCCTACACCTCGCCTAGTTTTGATGGCACGGGTAACGTAACGGCGGCTGGAACACTTGCAACCGTAGCAACGGCTGGCACAACGGGTAGCTCAACTGCAATTCCCGTTGTTACAATCAACGCTAAGGGGCTTACAACTTCTATCACCACTGCGGCTGTTGTTGCTCCAGCTGGAACACTAAGCGGTTCGACGTTGGCTTCAGGCGTAACAGCTTCAAGCCTGACAAGCGTTGGCACGCTTTCAGGGCTTACGGTTTCTGCTCCAATTTCTGGCAGTGTAACGGGCAACGCGGCGACTACAACGGCATTGCAGACGGCTCGCACCATTAACGGGGTCAGCTTTAATGGAACGGCAGACATTACCGTTACAGCAGCAGCAGGCACATTAAGTGGCGCAACGCTGGCTTCGGGTGTAACCGCTTCAAGTCTTACGAGTGTGGGCACACTTGGTAGTCTCACTGTCACCAATCCAATTACCGGCTCCGTAACAGGAAGCAGCGGAAGCACCACCGGCAATGCTGCTACGGCTACAAAAATTGCGAGCATTACCAATTCTGACATTGTTCAACTAACAGCAAGCCAGACGTTAACAAACAAGACGTTAACCTCACCGACCATTACGGGAACCGGAGCCATTGCGGGTAGTTTTACAGGCCCACTTACGGGTAATGTCATTGCTAGCATTGCCAACATTACGCTGCTTGATTTGGTTCCTGAATTTGGCTACGCCACAAGCGGCACCATCACCCTCAATCTTGCGGCTGCAAGTAACGCCAAAATTGAACTGAGCGGTAATAGCACGTTTGCGCTTTCCGGCATTGATAGCGGCCAAGTAAACATTGTTGCCCTAAAGAATAATACGGGTGGAAGCATTAACACTACTTGGCCAGCTTGGACCTCTGCTGGTGGTAGTTTCCCTGCCTCCCTAACATCTAGGC